CGGCGTGCGCCGGGCCGCCAGACGCAGGTTTTCCGGCAGGGCCTCCAGACCGAAGCTTTGCACCATCTGGCGCAGGCTCATGTGCATGCGGTGGAAAACCGTGTCCACCCGCCGGGCCGCGTCCGTATCCAGCACATACTGTCCGACGCAGAGCGGCACGAAGCGGAAGCCGTGGCGCAGGTCGGCCAGTTCGAAGACGAAGGCCGTGCCGAAGGTCCCCAGTTCCGCATAGATGGTGTGCATGGCGTTGTAGAAGTTGCAGCGCTGCAGCACCACGCGCATGCGGGCCTCCACTTCATCCAGATAACGCTGGCCCGCGTGGCTGCGCGACAGTTCGGGATCGTCCAGGGCCAGCCGGAACCAGGGCCGGGCGGGGCTGGTCATGCCGCCCTGCAGGCCGGCGGCCAGGGTCCGCATGGCCAGGATGCCCGTGGCGTCCACCAAGGAACGGTTGAGCAGGGGACGGTCGTCCGGACTGTCGTCGGTACGGAAACGGGTGGGCAGAAAGTGCTCGGCCAGGCTCTCCCAGGCCGTGTCCCAGGGCGAGCGCCGTTCCAGCAGGGCCCGGTAACGCCGGGCCAGGGCCGGGACGCGCAGGGCAAGACGCTCTTCGGCTTCCGGCCGGTCTCCTGCAGGCAGCGGGGGCCCCTGATGCGCTGTCCCGAGCAGGGCACGCAAAGCGGGGCGCTGTGCCGGGCGCATCCTATTGCCCCAGCAGGGTCTTGCCGCGGTTCTCCTGCGAGGCCAGCGGCGTGGTGTGGATGGATGCCCGGATGCCCGCTGCCTTGCTGGCCTTGTCCTTCTGGTTCTGGCGGGCGGCCGTGGCCGCTTCGGTGACGGGTTTGGGAGTGGCCGCCTTGGGGGCGGGCTGGACTTCCGGTACGCTGGGGCTGGAGGAGCCTCCGAATCCCATATGTCCTCCTTGGGGATGAAGGTTGTTTACGGATGGGCCCTGTGGCCGGATGGAGACATCTTTATGGCGCGCGCCAGCGTCTCCGGCGTGCAGAGCAGCTGGATGCCGTCCACATGGAGGCCGCGCCGGGCCAGCCAGCAGGCGGCGGGCAGGCGTCCCGTGATGACGAAACCGCAGGTCGTGGCCAGACGCCAGGCATGGCGGTTGCTGACCGGGCACAGGCCCCAAAGCGCGCTGGTCTCCGTATGGCGGAAGACCCAGCGGAAAGCGGCACGGGCCAGCGGCACGGCCAGCGGGAATGCCGGGCGGAAGACCGTGAAATCGAATTCCCGGATCCGCCCGCGCCAGGGGCTGAACAATCCGCAGGCCAGCGCCGTGCCGTCAGGGGCCGTGGCCTGCAGGAGCAGGCGGCCGGGGGCGCTGACCAGATGCAGCCAGTCGTCTTCCCGGGGATGGGGCCAGGCGTACATGGCGCAGCCCGTGAGCCCTTCCCGGCACATGCGGGCGAAGAGGGCTTTGCGGCCCGCGTCGTCTCGGACGGCTTCCAGATGGAATGCGTCCTGCCCGTCGGCCTGGCCGCAGGGCTGCGGTCGTGTGTTTTCCATGCGGGGCTCCTGTTTTGGGGGATTTGCGGGATAGGGGCGTGCGGGAAGTCGTCGCAGTCATGACGCTGCCCGGGACGGGGGAGGAAGGCCAATCTCGACCGGCTTTCCCCTGTTTGGCAGGTCTCCCGGCACGGCCCTGTCGCGGGCGATCCCGGCGATGGATCTTTTCGGGCCTGTCGATGGCACGGGGACGTGGAAGCCTTCCTTTCATCGCCCCAGTCCCAGCACGTCATAGCTGATGCGGGCCCGGGCCGGAGGCAGAGGACGCTCCGGCGGGCGAAAGCCCGTGACCGCGTAGCGCAGGGCATCGGCGGCGTGGCTGGAACCGTCATGCAGCGGGCCGGAGGAGAACTGTTCCTGCCGGGGCCGCCATTGCCGACGGTAGGAGCGCAGGGCCGCCAGTCCGGCGGCGCAGTGACGGCTGTCGAACCAGAGCCGGGGCAGGGCGCGGCGCACGGCATCGATACCGTCGGCCAGCGGCAGGGACGGCGCGATGTCGAAGCGGATGCCCAGACGGGCGGCGCTCTCCAGACGGCTCTGGCCCGTGCCCAGTTCCCGCACCCGGATGTCATGCGGGGCCAGGTGGCGGCCGTAGCAGAATCCGCGTCCCGCAAGGCCGTCGGCGGTGGCCGTTCCTTCCGGCCGGGCCTTGGCCGCCAGCACGGCCGCGTAATGGGCCAGCCCCTCGCCGCTGGCTTCGTAATAGTCCAGCATGCGCCAGTTGCCGGAAGGCTCCACCTGGAAGAACCAGATGGCCGTGGCATCATCCATGCCCAGGTCCCAGGCCGTATGCACGGGCAGGTCGGGGCTTACCGGCAGGGGGCAGATGCGTCCCGCCAGATCGGCGGCATCCAGCTGGGCGGCATAGTAGGCCCCGCGCACGGCGGCGGCGAAGGAACACTCGAATTCCTGCTGGTACTCGGCCTCGCTCATGCCGCGGCGGGCGGCGTCCAGCTCGGTCTGCGGCAGGTAGCCTGTCTGCGAGGCCGGGAAGCGGAAGCGTGACCAGCCCTCCGACGCCCCCAGACTGCCCGCCAGCTGCCAGACATCGTGCAGCAAGTTGTCACAGCCCTTGGGCGTGCCGCAGAACAGGGCCCGTCCCTGCCGGTCGGCCAGCGCGGGGCGCAGGATCTGGCTCCAGACCTCGCGGGGGATGTCGGCGGGCTCGTCCAGCACCAGATCGTCCAGATACAGGCCGCGCAGGGCCTGGGCGTTGTCCGTGCCGTACAGGCGGATGCGCGCGCCGTTGGGCAGGTCACAGCGCAGTTCGCCTTCATGGAAACGGGTACCGGGGATCACGCCCGCGAAATGCCGCAGATAATCCCAGGCCACGGCCTTGGCCTGCCCCAGATAGGGGGCGGCGTAGGCGGCGCGCCAGTCCGTGCGGGAAGTACGCAGGGCCGCCCGCAGCAGGTCGTTGACGGCGGCCACGGTCTTGCCGAAACGGCGGTGGCAGAGCAGTACGCAAAAGCGGGTGCGCTGCTGGTGGAAGCGCCATTGCAGCGGGCGCGGCGCATAGGGGATGATGCAGGGCGTTTCCATGTCGGTCTCGGCGGGCTTCAAAGGTTACGGAGGGCCATCTTCCGGCTCCTGCCCGGCCCAGATGACGCGCAGGGGGGCGGGGGGCTTCCGGTCGCCGTCCTGTGACGTGCCCTCCTGCTCCAGCGTGCGGGCAAGGGCGTGCAGTTCCTTGATCTCTTTGACGATGTCGATGCTTTTTTCCGAGACCTCGGCAGTGTCGAGATGTTCGGTCAGGCGTTGCAGGCGCTCGTGCAGGGCTTTTTCCAGGGCTTTTTTCCGGCGGCGTACCGGCATTACTGCACCTCCCGGGGAGGGCGGCAGTGCAGCAGGGCGGGCAAGGCTGCGCCGGGGAGCTGCTGCCAGCGGTCCTCCTGCCGCTCCAGATGCCGTTCCAGACGTTGCAGCAGGCGTTCCAGGCCGTAGAAGCGCGCTTCCTGGGCCTGCAACTGGCTGTGCAGGCGGCCTGCGTCCTCCCGCAGGGAGCGTACCTCGTCCGCCAGCGGCGTCAGGAGTTCCCGTTCCTGCGCCAGAGCCTGTTCCAGCAGATCGAGGCGGCGCAGCCACAGGGCTTCCCGTCGCTGTTCGTCCCGGCGGCAGCGCAGATGTTCGGCCTGCGGGACGAAGCTGCGGCGCAGACTCCACAGGGCCCAGAGCAGCAGCCCCTGTACCAGGGCCAGCAGCAGGGGCAGGAGAGCGGCAGGCAGATGGGTGGTCATGGGCATCTCCGTGGTTCAGAAGGGCAGGCCCAGCATGCCGGCCAGCAGGCCCAGGATCTGGTCCAGGGCCGGGGGCGGCAGGTCGTCCAGCAGGTCGGGCGCCAGCAGGGGCAGGAGCAGCAGGCGCACGGGCACTTCCCAGCAAAAGAGCAGGGCCAGCACCCAGCCCAGGAAGGAACGCCACAGGCGCAGCACACTGGAAGGGGCATTTTCCGTTTCCCGTTCGTTAAGGCGGATCTGGGCGGCCAGCAGTTCCTGCCGTTCCCGGCTGCCGCCCGTCAGGTCGCGCAACAGCCGGGTGCCCAGATCGCGCAGCAGGTTCCACATCACTGCGCCTCCCGTTCCAGATCGGCCAGATGCTGGTGCAGGGCCTTCACCCTGTTGCGCCAGCCCGTCAGGAAAACCTTCATGGACGGGCGGGACGCGGCCAGACGGCGATAGAAGGCGTCCCGCAGGCGCAGGCTGCTCCGGGCCGCGTACCAGTCCAGATGCACGTCGGCCAGCGCGTTGGCCAGCTCGCGGGTGTCCGGGCCCATGATGCCGTCCTCGGCGATGGGGGAGTAGTGGTCGAGCTGGGTCTCGCCCGTGGCGTTCATGGCTTCCTGCAACTGCTTCACGGCCCGGCTGGCGCCCATGTTGACCGCGCCGTCATAGAGCGTGACGGCCAGCGGCAGGGGCAGGCGGTCGCAGCCCAGGGCCTCCCAGAAATGCCTGCGGAACAGACGGGCCGCCTGTTCTTTGGTACAGGCGCGGATGTCGTCGGCGTCGATGTCGCCGTCATTGTCCAGATCAAGGCTGAAGTAGTCGCAGTCCGGGCCCGTTCGCCGGGGGCAGGTATCGCACTGCCGGGCATCGCGCAGGCAGCGTTCTTTGGCCTGCCGGGCCAGATCCGTGACCCAGCGCAGGGAGATGCCGTGATTGGTGATGCCGCCGGGATCGGCTTCGTGGTCGGAAAGGCCGCCTTCCCAGCGGGCCGTGAACGTATGGGCCAGAGTGAAATTGTCGCGCATATGCCCTCCTGCATGGCGGTGGAATGATGGCGGGGCGGTGTCGCACCCGTGAGGCCACCATGCCGGAAAAGGGCGCTGGCGTAAGTTTGAAGGATTTCAGTAGGAGAAGCGTCGTGGAGGGACAGGAAGGGAAGGAGATGGTGCGGGGCCGGAGAGGGGAGAAGCCAGACAGGCTCTCCGGAGAGGAGAGCCCGTGTACAGGCCTGCGGGCCTCATCCGTCCCTGCGGACATGCCCCGGCAAGGAGCAGCCTGCGGACAAAAAAAACGGGAAAGGCCGCAGCCTTTCCCGTCCGGCCTGAAAGGGAGGTGCGGGGATCAGCCCTGAAGGGCGTCGCCGGGGGCCTGAAGGGCCTTGTCCGGCAGTTCGGCCTCCTGCTTGAGCAGCTGCCAGACGCGCCGGTCCGTGATGCCGTACCGGCGGGCCAGAAAGCGCACCTCGGCATTGCT